CAGCCTTCATGGATTCAGACGTATGGTTCCAGGTTATTCGACCAGCATTAGCAGATAAACAGGGTTGGGCACTTTTCATATCCACACCCGATGGCACGGCAAGCTGGTTTTACGATTTATGGTGCTACGTTCCAGAAGATATGAGTGGGGATTGGAAAAGATGGAGTTTTACAACTATAGACGGGGGCAATGTTCCAGCCGAGGAAGTGGAGGCAGCGAAGGCCCAATTAGATAAAAGAACATTCAAGCAAGAGTTCGAGGCAAGCTTCGAGAATCTTACGGGCTTGGTGGCAGTAAGTTTTGGTGATGACAATATCAGTAGTGAGGTGGAGGATTTACAAATGTTGCCATTAATTTTGGGATTAGACTTTAACGTAGATCCGATGGCCGGAATTTGTGCGGTAAAGCATAATGACTGTCTTTATGTATTTGACGAGATAATGTTGACGGGTGGGGCAACAACCTGGGATTTTGCGGAGGAAGTTATCAGAAGGTATGGGGTAGATAGGCGAATCATTGCGTGTCCTGACCCTACGGGTAGTGCTAGAAAAACAAGTGGAGTTGGAGTTACGGACCACAATATTTTGAGGAGGTCTGGATTTACAGTTATGAGTCCAAAAAGTCCGTGGAAGATTAGGGATAAGATTACTTCAGTTAATACGGCTTTGTATGATGCAAATGGAGCAAGGCGAACATTAATCCACCCACGATGTAAAGAATTAATAAAAGCATTACGAACTTTAACTTACGCACCAAATACGGGTTTGCCTAATAAGAATTTGGGGGTTGACCATGCGTTTGATGCTTTTGGATATTTATGTTTGCAGCAATTTAACTTGGCAAAACCAGAGACACTGGGCCAAACTTCGTTTAGAATATACTAAGATACGCTTTTTTATCATGCCGATGGGGAAAGGAACCTATGGTTCTAAGGTTGGTAGACCTCCAAAGAAGAAAAAGAAAAAAAAGGGAGGAAAGAAACGTGGCGAATGTACCTGTAAATAAAACTTTATACTCTAGGGTAAAGTCAGAAGCAAAACGTAAGTTTGCTGTTTATCCTTCTGCTTATGCAAATGCGTGGCTTGTACGAGAGTACAAAAAACGTGGT